CAAACTAATAAAACCGATTGGGCTTTATCAAATAGATGTGTTGGATTTAATGTTGACATGGGAGTAAGAAATCAAGGAGTATTTTACAATTTTAGTATATCACAAGATTTGGGCAAAGCAACAAGTGAGAGTTTAGTTGCGACAAATCAATTGGGTAACCAAGCCTCAGGAAGAAAAGTTACATCTCAGAATGTTTCTTTATTAAACATTTATAACGAAAGAAGTTATCAAGCAAACGTGGTTGCCCTCGGAAATGCGTTAATTCAACCTATGATGTATTTTTGTTTGAATCATGTTCCAATGTTTAATGGGGCTTATCTGATAACGGAAGTTAATCATACAATATCACCGGGAGTTTTCCAAACATCATTTACTGGAACAAGACAAAGAATTTTCGCGGCACCTAAGATCAATAATTATTTAATTAGTCTCAATCAAAATCTATTACAAAAGTTAGAGGAGAAATTGAAAGTTGCTCAGACGGCACCAACAACTGCTGCGACAACTGAAACAAGTAAAAAATCAAATGCTGCTCCAAATTCTTGTGTTGGTAGTTTGAATAAAAAATATGAAAAAGGATTCGAGGCGATAAATTCAACATCAACTAAGACAACAACTTTAGATTTATTTAGTAACATTTATAAAAACAGACCAGCAAGTAGATCCGATAGACAACAAAAAACATTAACGTTTGCGGCTTTTGCTTTCGCATATGTAATGTCCTATGAAAATAGTGCGATTCAAGGGTACAATAATAACTATGGCAATGTTGACTTGGGTGAAGATTGGGGGGGAGCTGGTACTAATAATTTCTTAAAGACTTATTGTTGTGTTAACATTGGTACTGATAGAGGATCAAAACCAAAACCATTTGCAAATTTTGCGTCGATAGACAACTTCAGTAAACTTATGTTAGCTAGATTAGATGTAAACTTTGATCAGATTAAAGAGTTTTATCCTGGTACGATATTACCAACGGCGGATGCGTTGTATAATTATTTTAAGGCGGCTTGGCCTAAAAATAAAAAAGAAAAAGAACAATCTGATTTTGAAAAAAATCAAGGTAAAGAAGTTAGAGCAAAATTCGACAAAGCTGTTTTAGAAATTAGAGCGTTAGCTCCTCAGTTGAATATTGACCTTGCAGTTAGCACTCCTTCTCCGTCATCCTCTCAAAACGTGCCAAATGTTACACCAACACCTACACCTTCTCCTGCAGCCGTAAACCAAGTTCAAACACCTAATGCGGATGATAGAACAATATTAAGTAATGCTGGAAAGGCAACAGAATCATTAACATCAGTAGGGTATTCATTAATTGCATCTACGTCGTCGAATGGATTGTTAACTATTACAGGAAATATCGGTTCATCACCATTATCAAGATCTTACAAACTGAAAGTATATTTAATTTCTTTTGAAGGAACACAATCCGAAACTGTAATAGGAGAAACTCAATTAATACCAAAATCTCTTGGACAAAATAATGGATACACATTTACAACATCCAAATCTTTCAGAAGGGAATGTGATATAGCGGCTGATCAAACAAATAGCTCAATAGGATTTAAAGTTCAAGTAATTGAATATCCTGAATACCAATACGCAAATACATTTAGAGTAATGAAATATGATTGTCCAACAAGAAATCTATTACCTGGAGATGTGGTGAACAGGGCGGTTTATGAACAGATAAATGCTAATCCATGTGCAATTTGTTATCCTAACGGAGGACCTGGTATTATAATTAATGGAAAAGAGTGTTTACCAAATACAAAACAACCAAGACAGAACATTTTTAATACTACTACTGATAAGGATTCAACAGGAAGAATAATAAAAGTTACATTTACTATTAAACCTGATGCGGGTATTTGGAAAATATTCACGGGTAAATATGATTCTAAATGTGTTGGAACAACCGCTTTTAATACTACTTCAGGTGAGATATCTCAAAACCAACAAAGTGTTTCATTTGATATTGTTGATATAATTGATGGGTGTGATCCTGGTTCATATAGAGTAAAAGTAGAATGTACGGCTCAACCATATCTTGCTAATGGTCAACTAGATAACACAAAGATCCAAGATTACGCTTCTTATGTGGTGGAAGGGATAATTTGATAATAACAATATATTTATAAATAAAAATAACATGGATATTAAAACAGCCTTAAACAATTACCTTGGAAAATCTAGTAGATATTCTGAGTTAGATAACGGTGACGGATCAAAAGAGGTTTGTGACTTAGATACAGGTGACTGTTATACAGTACGTATGAAAGACGGTCTTATTGAAAGAGTAGAAAATACTATGACAATAAATAAAAAAGTTAAAGTTGAAACTCGTCAAGGATTTAAACAATTATTAAATGGATAACAAAATGAATTTAGATAAAAAAATAATTGCAGAGATTGCAAAGTTCAATAAAGTGAACAAATATATTATGGAACAAGATGCTGCTGCTTTACCGGCGCCTGTTGAAGATCCTGCAGCTTTACCTGATGCACCTGCACCACCTGAAGACCCTGCGGCAACACCGGCTACGGATGCTCCCGCAGAAAAAATAGATGTTGCAACAGATCCTGATGTTGAGAAAATCGACGATAAAGGAGATAGTGAAGAAGGAGATGGAACGGAAGAACTTGATATTACAGACTTAGTTAAGTCACAAAGTAATATTGAAACTAAACAAGATGATTATTTTGAAAATCTTTTTGGACAACTTTCTAATTTAGAATCTAAGTTATCTGAAATGGATAGTATTATGTCTAGATTAAATTCGATAGAATCTAAAATTGAAAAATATAGAACTAAAAGTCCTGAAGAAAGGTTAGAACTGAGAAGTTATGATTCTTACCCATTCAACCAAAAACTTTCAGACTTCTTTGAAGATAAAGAAAAAGAAATGGAATTAACAGGTAAAAAAGAATATATTTTAACACCCGACGAAGTAACTGATATTAATGCTAGTGAAATTAAAGGAACATTCCAACCTTCAAAAACTGATGATAATCAAAACTACGGTAGTAGATAATTAAGAAAAAAATAATTTAATTTAAGGGATTACAATAGTAGTCCCTTTTTTTATTTGACAGATGAACAATGTTTGATTATATTTATTGTATAATAATTTATAAAACTTAAATCAAAAAACATGAGTTCATTAGACGCCGTATTGGCACAGTATGAAAAATCGAAGCAAGCTTCAGGGGGTTCCCAATCTAAAATGTCTCAAGATGAAAGAATGAAGAAATACTTCGCTCTTATCTTAGAAGACAAAGAAAAAACAGGATCAAGAAAGATCAGAATTTTACCAACACCAGATGGTTCATCACCATTTAAAGAGGCGTGGTACCACGAAATTCAAGTTGGTGGAAAATGGCAAAAATTCTACGATCCAGGAAAAAATGACAACGAACGTTCACCTTTAAATGAGGTTTATGAAGAGTTGATTTCTACAGGAAAAGATTCAGATAAAGAATTAGCAAAACAATACAGATCACGTAAATTCTATATTGTTAAATTAATTGATAGAGACCGTGAAGAAGATGGTCCAAAGTTTTGGAGATTCAAACACAATTACAAGAATGAAGGTATTTTAGATAAAATCATTCCTATTTGGAGAAACAAGGGTGATATTACCGATCCTGAAAAAGGTCGTGATTTGATCATTGAGTTATCAAAGTCTAAAACAGGTAACGGTAAGGATTATACAACAGTACAAACTATTATGTATGACGATCCAACACCTGTCCACGATGAAGCAGATCAAGCTAAGGCTTGGGTTAATGATGAGTTAACTTGGTTAGATGTTTATTCTAAGAAACCTGTTGAGTATCTTGAAGCAATTGCAAGAGGTGAGGTTCCACGTTGGGATAGCGATAAAGGTGGTTACGTTTATGGTAACGACGAAGAATCTACTACATCAATCGGAGGATCAAAAGAACTTTTTGTTGACACACAGGCTGACCAAGAACCAGATGGTGATTTACCATTTTAATTTATAACGGGTGGGAATAAACTCCCACCCTTAATTTTTTATATGACATTTAAAGAAGAAATCGAATTACAACTAAGAGACAATAGAATATTGTCTTATGAGTTATTGAGTGAATTAGAAAATAAGAATTACTTTTCAGGTAGAGGTAAACAAATTGGTGATACAATTTTATTCGGAATGTTGAAAGGTGAGACTGAGGACGGAGAAACAAATTTTAGTTTAGTAACATTCCACAAAGAAGAGATTGGTGTGCTATATGAAGGAGATGATTCATTCTACACTACAACAAAAGAAAGTAGATTACCAAACATTAAAAAAATAGAAAATGGCGGGAATTAAGAAAAAAGAAAGTGGAGGATTTAAAGATAAGTTCTCAACAAAAACAAAATATAAAGATACCAACTACTACTTTTGTGGTGAGGCTTTCTTAAGTGCTAGTGGATTACCAGGCCCTGTTATGGGAGGTATCAATATGTTCTTGGGACATAGTAATAGTTCCAAAACAACTGCCATGATATTGGCTGCGGCTGATGCTCAAAAGAAAGGACACTTACCTGTCTTTATCATTACTGAAAAGAAATGGAGTTGGGAACATGCTGTTGAATTAGGTTTAGATGCCAAGAAGAACTCTGACGGTGAGTGGGATGGTGACTTCATCTTCAATGATGGATTTGATTATATTGAACAAGTTACCGACTTCATCAACGAAGTATTGGACGCTCAAGAGAAAGGTGAGATTCAACAATCAATCTTATTCCTTTGGGATTCAGTAGGTTCAATTCCTTGTAAGATGACTTTTGATGGTAAGGGTGGTAAACAACATAACGCAGCAACACTTGCCGACAAGATTGGTATGGGAGTTCACTCAAGAATTTCTAAATCAAAGAAAGAAGATTATGCTTACTACAATACTTTGGTGGTTGTAAATCAACCATGGGTAGCTCTTCCTGACAATCCATTTGGACAACCGACGATTAAGGCAAAAGGTGGTGAGGCTCTATGGTTAGCATCTTCTTTAGTATTCTTGTTCGGTAACCAAGCAAGTGCTGGTATTAACCACATCACAGCAACTAAGAATAGTAGAACTGTAAGATATGCAATCAGAACTAAGATTTCGATATTGAAGAACCACGTAAATGGTTTAGGGTATAATGATGGTAAATTAATTGCAGTACCTCAAGGATATATTGAAGATACTAAAGAAGCTTTGGAGGCCTATAAGAAAGAGTATTCCCAATATTGGAATGGTATCTTATCAGGGACTGGTGAGATTACTTTGGAAGAAACAACAGATGATATCAGCGAGTAAAATATTTGTTAACATTTAAATAAACTATGTGTCTAAAACTTTATTGGTAGATGGTGATAACCTTTTTAAGATTGGCTTTCACGGCGTTAAAGAACTTTATAATGATGGGTCTCACATTGGGGGCGTTTATCATTTTATTAATACTATTCGCCGATTCTTGGATGAAGGACAATTAGATAAAGTAGTTGTTTTTTGGGATGGAAATTCAAATTCATCTGTCAGAAAAGAAATTTATCCGCAATATAAAGCGAACAGAAGACAAGATATGAATGATGATAAGTACATCTCATATCTACAACAAAAATCTCGAGTTAAGGATTACCTTGAAGAAGTTTTTGTGAGACAAGTTGAAATGAATAATAATGAGGCTGATGACTTAATTGCATACTATTGCAAGTTAGCAACAAACGAGGAAATTACTATATTCTCAGCTGACAAAGATCTAACCCAATTAATATCCCCCAATGTATCGATATATTCACCGATACATAAATCAATCTATAAGTTTGGGGATAAGATTAAATTTAAAGATATTGAAGTCCCGCACCAAAATGTGCTTCTCTGTAAAGTATTCATGGGAGATAAGTCAGATAATATTGATGGAATACAATCACTTGGTGAAAAAACATTTGTAAAATTCTTTCCTATTGTGCAGGAAAAATCCTGCACTATCGAGGAAATAATGGATAATGCCCGAAATATCCCGCAAGAAAAACCTATAAAAGTATTAACAAATATTTTGACTGGTAAAACAAAAAGCGGTATACTTGGAGAACAATACTACCAAATAAACCAAACGATAGTAGACCTTAGTAAACCACTCATAACTGATGAAGGAAAAGAGTTGGTTGAAACTATCTACCGTGAAACTTTGGATCCCACAGACCGAGGTTATAAGAACTTAATGAAGTACATGATGGAGGATGGGTTATTCAAGTACTTACCTAAGAATGATGAAGCTTGGGTAAATTTTTTGAAACCGTTTATGAAACTTACAAGAAAAGAAAAAAGAAAAATTAAAAACTAAACCAAATGAGAGATCAAGATCAAGTAAAGATGGAATTTTTGTTAACACTCAATGAAAACATTGTTGTTCAG